ATGGTCCCGACCACGCCACCCCACCCCGTCGCCCGCGAGTACCTGCGCGTTTCGGTCGACCGGTGGGGGAACCAGCAGTCGCAAGGCGAGCAGCACGAGCACAACGCCCGAGCCGCCGACGCGCACGGCTGGACACTCGGCGAACCCTACGACGACACAGGCTCGGCGAGCCGCTACGCGCGCAAGGCGCGTACGGGGTTCGACCGTCTGCTCGCCGACCTCCGGGCCGGCCGGTTCGGCGCGCACGTGCTGATCATCTGGGAGTCGTCGCGCGGTTCCCGGCGGGTCGGCGAGTGGGTCGAGCTCGTCGAGCTGTGCGAGGACAACGGGGTGCGCATCTACGTCACCACGCACGGGCGCATCTACGACGCCGGCAACGCGCGCGACCGGCGCTCACTCCTCGAGGACGCCGTCGACTCTGAGTACGAGTCGGGCAAGACGTCCGACCGCGTGACGCGCAACCACGCCGCACGCGCGGCGGCCGGCAAACCGGCGGGCGCAGTCCCCTACGGCTACGCCCGCGAGTACGACCCCGGAACCGGCCGGCTACTCGGCCGCGTGCCCAACCCGGCCGAGGCCGGCCTCGTGCGCGAGGCGTTCGACCGGTTCACCGCCGGCGCGTCGATACGGTCGATCGTGCGCGAGTGGACCGACCGCGGCGTGCGCAACCGCGCCGGCCGCCCGTTCACCCCCGTGGCGCTGCGCGAGATGCTGCGGAACCGAAGCTACGTCGCCGAGCGCGTGCACATCCCCGGCCAGAACACGCGATGGTGGCTCGCCCGCGACTCGGCGCAGATCACGCCGGCCGAGTGGGAACCGATCGTCGACCGCGCCACGTTCGCGACCGCGCAAGCGGTCCTCGACGACCCGCAGCGCGTCACCCGCCGGCCCGGCGGCGCCCGTCACCTGCTGTCGATGATCGCCCGGTGCGACGTGTGCGGCGGGCCGCTGTCGGTGCGGGTGACGCGGGGCCGGCCGGCGTACCGGTGCCACACGTCGGGATGCGTGACCGTGCCGCGCGACGAGCTCGACGAGATCGCCGAACGCGTGATCGTCGCGTGGCTCGCGGCGCCCGAGGTGCACGAGGCGTTGCGCCACGACGGCGAGGTCGCCGGCGACGAGCTCGCGACGGTCGAGGCCGAGCTCGCCGAGGCACGCGCCGAGCTCGAGAACCTCGCCGCGCGGGTGTCGGCCGGCGACCTGTCGGTGTCGTTCGCGGCTCGTGTCGAACCGGGGTTGCGTGCCAGGGTCGACGAGCTCGCCGCGCGACACCGCGAGCTGTCGACCCCGCCCGTGCTGCGAAGCCTGATCGAGCCGGGCGAGGACGTCGCGCGCCGCTGGGAAGCGATCGACGACCCGGCCGCGCGCCGGCGGATCGTCGAGGTTGTGCTCAGTCCGGGGCATGTGGGCGAGCTGCGCGTCATGCGTGCAGGTGGGCGCGGTGTGCCGGTTCATGCGCGCATCACGTTCTCGCACGAAGCACCGTCAGGCCGCACCAGTGGCACGGACGCGCCGGCGCAACAGTCCGTGTCGCTTGCCCCTCCCGAATGACCCGCAGGGCGGGCCGCTGTGTTCCCCCTTTTAGCCTATTGATTTCGTCGCGTACGTCCCGTAATTGAGCCTCGATTCTGTCGAGGCGTGTTTTAATTCGTCTTTCAACCACTCGCCGGAAACTACCCGCGGCGTACGGAAACGCCCAAATGTCGTAAGCAGGTCGTTACACACCGCGTGGTTCGTCGAGCTCCTCGAGCTGTCTGCGCAGGTCGCGCGCCATTGCCTCGAGGCGTTCGGCTGTTGCCTCGAGTTCGGCTATCCGGTCGGCGCGTGTTTGTTCCGGTTCCGGTTCTGATTCCGGTTGGTTGTCGATCGGTCGCCGGCCGTTAAGAATCGCTTCAATACTTCCGGCCCCCCATCTGAGGGATCTTTCGATTCCCTTCCGCGTAGTCGTGCGCATCCGTGTCGGGTCGTCAGCATTCCGCCGCAGCGTCTCGGGCGAGACGTTCGCGCGCTCGGCGACCTCGTCCCACGTAAGCCCAAGCTCGCCGCGCCGGTCGTCCATCCACCAACCGAGGGTTCCGGGTTCGTACTCACGCCTAGTCACGCGCCCATGTTGGGTGGGAAAACGTGGGTTGTCTAGTCGTAATCTGGAGTCGTTTTGCCTGCTAGAAGTGTTACAGGCCCACATTTACCCACGTACAGGGACTGACGTCGCCCCCTCGTGCGTTGCTATGGGGGTTTACGGGGGTTAATGTGGGCCCCATGAGATCAGCAAGCGTGAACGGCCCGGCGGTGAAGCGGGCACGCGAGATGGCCGGACTCACACAGGGCGAGCTCGCCGCGACGTTGGGCGTCGACCGCTCCACCGTCGGCCACTGGGAGTCCACCCGGCGCCCCGACGAACCGAGCGCGCCGAACTTCAAACGGCTCTGCAAGGTGCTGCGCGTCAAGGCGGCCGACCTGCTGGCGGTTCCCAGTGACAAGGCCGCGTGAATGCCCCCGTTCGCCAAGTCCCAGCCAGGACACGGGGCCCCGAAACGGTGGCCATGCCAGATGTGCAACGGCACCGGAACCGTGCCCGCCGACCCGAGCGACCGGCGATCGGGACACGTCACGTGCCACCAGTGCAACGGACGCGGCGAAGTCTGAACTTGTCGCCCGCGTCATCGCGAACGCCGGCCAGCCCCGGCCCGACGCGCTCGCCACGCTGCGCCGCCTACTGCCCCCCGTGCACGTCCCCCACGACATCACCCACGCCGCATGAGCGCGGCCCCGGCGCTGCAACGCCGAGGCCGCCGAACACCGGCACCAACAGGAAGGAAACACCGGTGAACAACACACACGATATCGACCGACTCCAGTCCGTCATCGCTCACACCTACGAGCACGGCCTCGCCGGCACGATCTGCTCGGTTGGCACGTTCCCCAACATCGACACGTCGGTGCACCTCGAGGAGCGCGTCGACTTCGTGGCGTGGGCGCGCAGCGTCGGCGCCACGAATGTCACCCGCGGCCAGTACGGATACCTCGCGTACGGACGACTCAGCGACGGCACGCCGGTCACGGTCAAGACCCGCAAGTCACCCATCCCCGTGCCCGAGCCGATCGTCGCGTTCACCCTCGACGAATTCGCCGCCGGGGCGGGTGTCGAGTGATGGCCGCCCGCTGGCACGAGACGCCGCGCCGCGAGCGGCGAGAGGACGCCGGCCCCGGCGGGATCGTCGGGTGCGCGTTCGTGGCGTTCGCCGCGGTCTACATGGGACTGCACATCGCCACGTGGGCAGTGTCGGCGGTGATCGCGTGAGACTCGGCAGCCTGTTCAGCGGTTACGGCGGACTTGACATCGCCGCCGAGTGCGTGTTCGGCGCGTCGCCCGTGTGGTTCGCCGACAACGAACCGGCGGCGGCCGCCGTGCTCGCCCACCACTACCCGCACGTGCCGAACCTCGGCGACATCACCGCCGTCGACTGGCCAGCCGTGGAACCGGTCGACGTGCTCACGGGCGGGTTCCCCTGCCAGGACGTGTCGAGCGCGGGCAAGCGCGCCGGGATGCGACCCGACACCCGATCCGGACTGTGGACGCACATGGCACGCGCGATCGCCGTGCTCCGCCCGCAGGTCGTGGTCGCCGAGAACGTGAGAGGACTGCTCAGTGCCGCAGCCGATAGCGCAGTGGAACCGTGCCCGTGGTGTCTGGGAGACGGACGCGACGAGCCTCATGTGCGGGCACTCGGTGCCGTACTCGGCGACCTGGCCGAGCTCGGGTATGACGCGGCGTGGCACGGCCTACGCGCTGCCGACGTCGGCGCACCGCACGGCCGGTTCCGGGTGTTCGTCGTTGCTACCGACACCCGAGGCGAAACTGTCCCACTCGGGTCCGGACTACGCGCGAGCGAACCGGGCCGCATCGGGTGGCGACGATCTGGCGACGACAGCGGCGCGGCTGCTGCCGACGCCGACGGCGACGGACGCGAAGGGCAGCCGGAACGCGACGGCGAACCGCGCAACGAGCGGTCACCACAGCGGGACGACGCTCACGGACGTGTTCTGGACTGTGGCCAGTACGGACCCGCCGTCGAACGCTGGGAGCACCTGACCGGACGCGTCGCACCCGCGCCGACCGAGTTCGGCGCGCGTGGTGGCGCGGTGCTGTCGCCGCCGTTCGTCGAGTGGCTCATGGGCCTGCCCGACGGGCATGTGACCGACGTGCCCGGGTTGAAGCGGGCCGAGCAACTGCGGCTGCTCGGTAACGGCGTCGTGCCACAGCAAGCGTCGGCCGCGCTCGACCACCTCGCGGAGGTGATCGCGTGACCGACTCCCGCCCCCACCCGCTCTACCCGCTGCGCGGCGTGCCGTGCGTCGTGTGCGGCCTGCCCGCCGCCGGTGTCGTCCTCACCGAGCACGGCACCACCGCCACCGCACACGGCCGCGTCGACCCGAAAACCGGGCTCACGCGTATCTGTCCGCATCCGCCGAAGGGAGACACCACCCATGGCAACGGTTGAGTTTCCGGACGTGGTTCAGGGGTCCGACGAGTGGCTCGCGCAGCGCGCCGGCATCGTCACCGCGTCCGTCGTCGGCCAGCTCGTCACCGGGAAAACGCTCAAGGTCGCGCAGAACGAGTCGAGCCGGGCGCTCACCGCGCGACTGGTGGCCGAGCGCATCACCGGATGGACCGATCCGACGTACGTCAGCGACGACATGTTGCGCGGCATCGAGGACGAGCCACGGGCCCGCGAGCGGTACGCCGAGCACCACGGGCACACCGTGACCGAGATCGGGTTTCTTCGCCGCGACGAGGACACGTGGACGCTTGGTTACTCGCCCGACGGGCTCGTCGGCGACGACGGTCTCCTCGAGGTGAAAGCACCGCGCGCCAAGGGCCATTTGCGCACGATCCTCGCCGGCGAGGTGCCCGAACAGTACGTCGCGCAGTGTCAGGCCGGCCTGCTCGTGACCGGCCGCGCGTGGCTCGACTTCGTGAGCTACTGCGGCGGCATGCCGATGTGGACGAAACGCCTCTACCCCGATCCCGCGTGGCACGAGGCGATCGTCGCGGCCTGCCAGCAGTTCGAGACGACGGCCGCGCAGATGGTCGCCGACTACCGGGCCGCAACCGAGGGACTGCCCGCCACCGAGCGGATCATCTACGAGGAGATCACGATCTGATGGACCTCTCCGACACCATCGCGCCCACCAGCGACCAGCTCGACGCCGTCGACCTGCTGTCCGGGCCGCGCACGTTCACTATCGAACGCGTCACCGCGGGCAACTCCGAGCAACCCGTCAACATCCACTTCGCCGAGTTCCCGCGACCATGGCGCCCCGGCAAGTCCATGCGCCGCGTGCTCGTGTCCTGTTGGGGTGCCGACGCTACGGCCTACGTCGGCCGGCGCGTAACGCTCTACTGCGACCCGGCGGTGCGGTTCGGCGGCGCCGAGGTCGGCGGCACCCGCATTAGCCACCTGTCCCATCTGGACAAGCCGAAGCAGGTGCCGCTGCTCGTGGCTCGCGGAAAGTCAGCGATGTTCGTCGTGCGACCGCTCACCGAAACGCGCCTCGACCAGCTCCGCCGCGAGTGGCAGACCGCCGACGCGACCGACGCCAAGTCATCGAGGCCGAGGTCGCCGAACTGACCGCCGACGACGCGCAGGACGGGGGCGACGACTCGTGACCGACCTCGCCGAGGCACCCATCTACCCGCTCGCCCCTAGCCGGCGCCCGATCGACCGACAGCGGTACCCGCAGCGCGGCCAGCCCCTCACCACACGCGAGCGCGAGGTACTGCCGCACATCGCGAGCGGACTGGACAACGACGGAATCGGCCGCGCCATGGGCATCACCCGCGAGACGGTCAAATCCCACGTTCGCCGACTGCTCGTCAAAATGGGCGCCCGCAACCGCGCCCACGCCGTCCACATCGCACACCAACGGGGGTGGATGTCGTGAACATCGCCCGCCGCACCCTGTTGCAGCACTCCGCCCGGTGCCGCTCGTGTAACGGCCGGATCGTGTGGGCCCGCACCGCCGACGGCGAGCGGATGCCCGTCGACGACACCCCCGCCCGCGGCGGAAACGTGCTGCTGATGCTGCAAGGCGTGCAGCTCGTCGCCGGGGTGCTCGGCAAGGCCGACGCCACCCGACGCCGCGCCGGCGGGATCGAACTCTACGTCCCCCACTTCGCAACCTGCCCGAACGCCGACCGGCACCGGCGGCGCTGACCCGGTGGCCGGCCGTGCCGTGCAGGGGCGGACACGGCCGGCCACTCCAACCCGAGGAGACACCCCATGGCCAAGATCAGCACCAGCCTTCCCGTCGACAACCGCAACGGCCTTGACAAAATCGCCGCGTCGATGGTCGACAACCCCGAGCAGCGACACATCATCGTGGCGATCGTCGACACCAAGACCATCGCCACCGACTGTGACACCGGCGACGTCACACCCACCGCCCGCATCCGGGCGATCGAAGGGCTCACGGTCGATTCCGCCGACGGGAAAGAGGCCCGCCGCCTGTGGCGCCGCGCGTTCGAACGGCGTACCGGGCAGGTCGAGCTGCCCATCGAGCTCGAACGCGAACTCGACGGCCTGTCCGGTGATGGGGACATGTGATGCGGCCACGCACACGCCGCTACGCGCTCGCACGATCCGGGGACCTGCCCGCCGAAGCGCTCACCACGCGCGAGCGGGAACGGCTCGTCGCCGACCTCGCCGCGCTCGGATGGACGGTCCCCGAGATCGCCGAGCACACCCATCAGACGACCTACACGACGGCCCGCATCCTCGACAACGCGAAGCGGGCGCAATACGCACGAGAGGCAACCGCGTAATGCCCTGGTTCAAGACCGACGACTCGTTCTACCGACACCGCAAGGTGCGCAAGCTCGGCCGCGACAAGCTCGCTGCGGTCGGGCTGTGGCAGCTCGCCGGCGCGTGGTGCGCCGACAACGTCGACACGAACACGGCCGACGGGTTCGTCCCGGACGAACAAGTCGAGCTGTGGGACGCGCGGCATCGGTACGCGAAACGGCTCGTCGAGGTCGGATTGTGGGAGCGCTCCGAAGTGGACGGCGAGCACGGCTACGTGTTCCACGACTGGGCCGACTATCAACCGACGCGCGCCGTCGTCGAGGCCGAGCGCGAAGCATGGCGGCAGCGCAAGGAACGATCACGCGAAAAGTCACGGCGTGACACCCGGCGTGACTCACGCAGGGAATCCCGCGAGGACTCACGCGAGGAGTCCACCCCCGATTCACACGAGAGTCACGCTGCACCCGTTCCCGTCCCCGTTCCCGTCCCTACTAGTGGTCACCTTGGGGAGGGGGTGTCACCTATCGACGCGCGGACGCGCCCCCCGCCCCGAACAACCCCGACGAACGACCGAGCGAGCGGTGCCCGCGACACCGCCACGTCGACGACCCGCCGAACTGCGGCCAGTGCGCCGACGCCCGCCGAACCGCGAAGCAGTGGGAATCCGCCCGCGACGCCGAACGCGACCAGCTCTCCGCAGCGATCGACCGCGCCAAGCGCGACCGCCGCCAGGACTGCGAACACGGCACCCCCGGCGGCCTGTTCATCCGACCCGACACCGGCGCATCGGCCACATGCCCGCAGTGCCGCCAACACGAGAGGACATCCGCATGAGAAAGGCCGACGCGGTCGACATCGTCGCCCGGCACGTGCTCGAAACGACATGGACCCGCGCACTCAGCCACGAGCTCGTGACCCACGCCGACTACCCGCTCATCCCCGAACCCGACTGGTGCGACGTGCTCGACCTGGCCGACCTCAAGGCGCGCGGCACACGCGTCTACACCATTCAGCAGGCCTACCAGGCGCTACAGCAACCGGAACGCCACGGGCCAGGTGCGTCCTGATGGACGCCGACACCGCGACGTGGATCCGCACCCACGTGTGGACCCGCGACCTCCGCCGCGACCACGACAACGTGCCCGGCGCGTTCACACGAAGCGTGGCTCACCACCCCGCCCGGATCGAAACGCGCCATCTACAAGCCCGTGTGGCTCGCCGACCGCGCCTGCAACTGGACCTGCCCCTGCACAGCCACCCACACCCGACAGCCCACCCAGCCCGAACAGCTCGCGCTGATCTGAGGAGACCCACATGACCCGAAACCGCCGCAGCGCGAAAACGGCCGCGCCCGGTTCGAACGGCAGATCGCCGACTACCTCGCCGAGGTCGTCGACGACCGCATCGACCGACGCGTCCGCAACGGCGCCAAAGACCGCGGCGACCTCTCCGGCGTCCGTATGTCGCCCGCTTTGCGGTCTCAGCGCGTCGTGTGCGAGCTGAAAGACACCACCCGGTGTGATCTCCCGGGGTGGACACGAGAAGCCGCCACAGAGCGAATGAACGACGATGCCGCCGTCGGTCTGGTGATCCACAAGCGACACGGCAACGCCAACCCCGCCGAACAGTGGGTATCGATGACGGTCGCCGACCTCGTGGCGCTCCTCACCGGCGAACGACCCGAAGGGGCCGACGAATGAAACACGACCTCGACGAGATCGCCGACGTCTACCGCGCCGCCGTCGAGCGAACCGAGCACCCGCGGCGCGCGGTGATGAACGCATTCGGCATGACGCGGCAGACCGCCGCCCGGTGGATACGACTTGCCCGCGAGGCCGGGAACCTGCCGCCCGAGCAGGGGAAGGCATTCGCGGCGGGCGAGCACTACCCACGACGCGCACGGTTCGGCAGCGACCGCGCTACATGGCTCGCGTGCGCCGAATGCCGCCACCCCTGGCCATGCCCCAACCGAGGAGGACGGAACCAGTGAGCATCGACAGCGACCGCACCCGCCTCACAGCGCAGATCGGGTCCAACGTCACCAATACCCCCATTGAACGAGCGAAAGCGAGGCTCACCGTCGTGGAACGAGCCCACGACGCCGACGACATGGCCGAACTACTCGCCATGCTCGGACTCGACGACGAGAGGCCCCGCGATGCCGTTTGACCGCGAGACGCAGGCACGCCGCTACGGCCGCCGACACCGACGACTCCGCGCTTACTGGCTGCCCTACGTCACCGAGGACGGGTGGACTGTGCCCGCTGCGGACAGCGGATACACCCCACCGACCTGTGGGACCTGGGGCACCGGGACGACGGGAAACCGGGGTACTGGGGTCCCGAGCACAGGGGGTGCAACCGCACCGCCGGCGCCAGCAACTCGAACACCACACCCACCGACCCCAAACCGAGGAGGTACACCAGGTGGTGAACGCTCGCGCCGAGCTGCGAAACAAGCAGGGCACCAGGGGGGAGGGGGTGCCCCTCGCTGATCGCAGCAGAAACAGAACAACCAGACGAGAGGGCACACTCAGCGTGGAATGTCAACAGCTCGACGCGCGAAATTCTGTTCACAGTGGACAGAGCTCGAGCCGGTTTTCCCCGCCGAGAGGGCCCCGGGACATCCCTGCCCCTGTCTTTCTCTCTCCCCGCACACGCGATCACGTGAGGTAGGCACATGACACGCGAACACATGCAGGCTGCTGACCACACGTTCGCCGCGTCGGTCGCGGAAACGCTCGATTCGCTCGAGTTGCAGGCAGAAGACCGCGCAGCGGGCCGATTGGCCGAGAAGTACGCCCGGGCGCTCGACGAGGCGCGCGCGGCCGAGGTTCAGGCGGACAAGGTGCTGCGGCGCCTCGACGACGACGATCCCGACCCCGAGCTCGCCGAGTTGGTGTCGGCGTTGCGGGGCAAGCTGTCGGCGCGTACGGCGCTCGAGTCGCTGGGGCCCAAGTTGCTGTCCGTGCTCGACGCGCTCGGCGGCTCGCCGAAGGCTCGAGCGTCGGCCGGCAAGACTGCGGGGAAGGGTGGCAAGGGTGGCAAGCTCGCCGAGCTCCGCGCTGCTCGGGCGTGAGTGTCCGCGCCTGTTCACCGAGCCGGCGCGCAAGCTGACCAGGAAGACGACGCTCGGTTTCGAGGCGATCGCGTTCGCCGAGGACATGCTCGGCATGACGTTGCTCCCGTGGCAGCGTTGGTGGTTGATTCATGCGCTCGAGCTCGAGCCGGGCGGCTCGTTCCGATACCGCACCGTACTAACGCTGGTGGCGCGGCAGAACGGCAAGACGACGCTACTCAAGGCGTTGAGCCTGTATTTCATGTACATGGGGCGGGCGCGCCTGGTGCTCGGTGCGGCGCAGTCCCTCGACATCGCCCGCGAGTCGTGGTCGGGCGCGGTCGATCTGGCCGAGGGTGACGCCGAGCTCGCCGACGAGATCGACCTCGTGCGCCGAGCGAACGGCGAGCAAGAGTTGCGGCTCGTCAACGGCGCCCGGTATCGCATCGCTGCGGCCACGGGCGCCGCCGGCCGCGGCCTGTCGGTCGACCTGTTGATCCTCGACGAGCTGCGCCAACACCAGACGTGGGCCGCGTGGGGTGCGCTGTCGAAAACGACGATGGCGCGGCCGGACGCGCTCACGGTGGGCATCTCGAACGCCGGCGACGACCAGTCGGTCGTGCTGAACGCGCTACGCGAGGCCGCGCTCGCCGGCGCCGACCCCACCATCGGCCTGTTTGAGTGGTCCGCGCCGGACGGGTGCGAGCTCGACGACCGCGACGCGTGGGCGCAGGCCAACCCCGGACTTGGGCACACGATCACCGAGCAGGCGATCGCCACGGCGCAGGCCACCGACCCGCCGGCGGTGTTCCGAACCGAGGTGCTGTGCCAGCGGGTCGACGTGCTCGACTCGGCGGTCGACCCGGGCGGGTGGAGCACGGGCGCGGACCCGGGCGGGTCCCTCGAGGGTGCGCGCGACCGGGTCGCCGTCGGGCTCGACGTCGCACCGGACGGGGCGCACGTGGCGCTACTGGCGGCGGCGGACGCCGGCGACGGGCGGGTGCGTGTCGAGCCGGTCGCCGCGTGGGACTCGACGGACGCCGCGCGCGACGAGCTCGACGAGCTGCTCGACCGGATCGCCCCGCGGGCGCTCGCGTGGTTCCCGTCGGGGCCGGCGGCCGCGCTCGGCGCGGTGATCCGTCGTGACCGTCTTGCGCCGGCCGGCGGGAACCGGAAGGGCCGGCGGCCGGGCCGTCCGTTCGAGCTCGTCGAGTTGACGGGGCAGAAGGTCGCCGAGACGTGTCAGTCGTTCGCTGATTTGGTCGCTGCGGGCCGCGTGTTGCATCCGGCGGACCCGATGCTCGACGCGCACGTGATGAACGCGCAGCGGCTCGACCAGGGCGACGGGTGGCGGTTCGCTCGTCGCGGGGCGGGGCACGTGTCGGCGGTGTACGCGGCGGCCGGCGCGGTTCAGGCGGCGTTGACGTTGCCTCGTCCGGCGGGGCGGCCGCGGGTGATCGTCGCTCGGTAGCGCCACGCCGGCGGCCACAGTGGACGCCGGTATTTCTATACCGTTATAGTTATCGGTGTGGGATTCGTGCGGACGGTGCTGAGGTGGGCCGGCGTGCCAGACACGCCGGCCCCCGAGCCGCACGTGTCGTTCTCGTGGGACCTGCACACGTCCCCCATCGACGATCTGATCACCCGCGAGGGCCGCGAACTGTCCAATGTGCCGGTGGCGCGTGACCGGGCGCTCACGGTGCCCGCGGTGCTGCGCGGGCGGAACATGATCTGCTCTATCGCCACGCTGCCGTTGGTGACGAAGGCATCCGACCGCACCGAGACGCGTACGCCGTTGCTCGAGCAGATCGACGACGCCGTGCCCAACATCGTCACGATGTCGCAGACGGTCGAGGACTTGCTCCTCGAGGGTGTCGCGTGGTGGCGGGTGCGGTCGCGGCTGGCGGATGGGTTCCCGCGGTCGGCCGAGTTCGTCAACGCGCACCGGGTGTCGGTCAACCCGCCCGCCGGCGCGCCGCCGCGGCGCCTGCCGTCGGGTCTGTACCCCGGCGAGTCGGTGCTGTGGGTCGACGGCGAGCCGGTGCGCGGTCGGGACATGATCCGGTTCGACTCGCCCAACCCCGGAATTCTGACGGCGGCCGCGCGTGCGATTCGTCGGGCGATCGTGTTCGAGCGTGCGTCGGCGATGTACGCGCGGAACCCGCGGCCTGTCGAGTACTTCACCCCGTTGGAGGGTGCCGACCCGACGACCGACGAGGAGATCGAGGAGATTCTCACGGCGTGGGGCGAGGCTCGCCGCGCGGGCTCGACCGCGTACGTGCCGGCGTCGCTCAAGTACAACACCGTGGACATGCCGTCGCCGGCCGAGTTGCAGCTCGTCGAAATGCAGAAACAGGCGACGGTTGAGATCGCTAACGTGATGGGCCTCGACTCCGAGGATTTGCAGGTGTCGACGACGTCGCGCACCTATCAGTCCGCTGTGGACCGTCGGCGCGACCGGATCAACGACGTGCTGTCGCCGTTCATGAGCGCGATCACCGACCGCCTGTCGATGAACGACGTCACTCGCAGGGGGCAGCGTGTCGCGTTCAAGTTGGACGACTACATGCGCGCCGACCCCACTACGCGGTGGGGCACATACCAGACCGGACTACAGAACGGCGTCGTGTCGGTCGCCGAGGTGCGCGCGATGGAAGGTTTGCCCGACATCCCGGTCGAGCCGCGGCCCGTGGCGCCCGTGCGGCGGCCGGGCGTTCGCCGCCAAGTGGAGGAACCACGCATGTCACACACGAGCGGCGCGCAGTTCGCCGACGACACCGACGACGGGCTCGAGCGCATCGCGTTCGACGGTCCGCCGGTCGACGCCGAGTTCCGCGTCGACCGTGAGCGGCGCACCGTCGAGGGTCTGCTCGTGCCGTGGGGCAAGGTCGCCCGGTCCGCCGGCGCGGCCTACACGTTCGCCCGCGGTTCGCTGTCGTGGTCGGAGGTGTCGCGGGTGAAGCTCAACCGCGAACACGCCCGGTTCGACGTGGTCGGCGTGGCGCGGCGCCTCGAGGTCACCGACGAGGGCCTCGTCGGCACCTTCAAGATCGCCCGCGGTGAGGACGGCGACCGCGTGTTGTCGCTCGCCGAGGACGGAATCCTCGACGGTTTCTCGATCGAGGCCGAGTTCGACGAGGGCGGGGTCGAGTGGTCCCGCACCGGTGACGACGGTGGGGTTCGGCGCGTGTCGCGTGCTCGGCTCGCCGGCGTCGCGATCACCAGTAGCCCAGCATTCGACGACGCCCGCGTGTCGGGTGTCGCAGCGTCCAGAAAGGACACACACGTGTATAAGCCCGACGAGGGTCAGAACGAGGCGCCGGCCCCCGGGCCGGACGCTGCCGCATTCACGAGCGCAGTCGAGGCCATGGCCGGCGCGGTCGAGCGTCTCGGCCAGGTTCAGGCCGAGCTGCCGCAGAAGATCGCCGACGAGGTCGCCAACACGGCGGGGCCGGCGTTCGTCGACCCGGCCGGCCGCGAGCAGCAGAAGTTCAGCGTGAACGAAGAGCCGTTGTACCGGTTCGACGGTATCGGCGGCCAGCACGATTTCAGTTCGGACATGATCGCCGGCGCCAAGGGTGACGACGAGGCGCGCGCCCGCGTCGAGGAGTGGATCGGCGCGAACTTCTCGGTTGAGACTGGCGACGTCGAGTCGCTGAACCCGGCGCGGCAGCGGCCCGACATGTACGTCGACCAGCTCGATTACGTCACGCCGATTTGGGACTCGATCAACAAGGGCTCGATCAGCGACAACACGCCGTTCGTGCTGCCGAAGTTCGAGAGTTCGGCGAACCTGGTCAACGAGCACACCGAGGGCACCGAGCCCGACTCGGGCACGTTCACGACGACGTCGCAGACGATCACGCCGCAGGCGGTGTCCGGCAAGGTTGAGATCACCCGGGAGACGTGGGACCAGGGCGGTAACCCGCAGCTCTCGTCCATCCTGTGGCGGCAGATCGTGCGCGCCTACCGTGAGGGCCTCGAGAATTCGGCGGCGTCGATGCTGGCCGACCTGTCGGTCGCGACGATCGCCCTCACCGGGTCCGACGTCGAGCTCACCGACGAACTGAAGCAGGCGCTCGCCGCGCTCCAGTTCGTCCGCGGCGGTAACCGGTTCCGTGACTTCAAGTTGCACGGCGAGCTCTACAACGCGCTTGCGGGCGCGAAGGACGGCAACGGCCGGCCCATGTTCCCCGTGCTGTCGCCGTCGAACGCCGACGGCACCGCGGATGCGTTCTTCGGGTCGATCGCCGTCGGTGGCCTCGCCGGCGTGCCCGCGTGGGCGCTCAACGACGCCGGCGGCGGTTCCTCGTTCCTGTACAACCGCGAGGACGTGCACGGCTGGGCAAGCGCGCCCAACCGGTTGGAGTTCCAGTACCGCGTCGCGTACGTCGACGTTGGGGTGTGGGGCTACAAGGCGGTTGCGTGCACCCGTGAGGACGGCGTCCGCGAGATCACCTACGCGCCGAGCGACAACGGCGGCGACAACGGCGGCGACGGCGGCGGGGCCTGATCATGGCGACGCGGAAGAGGTCACGGCCGGCCACCGCGCCGGCCGTGACCCCTGACGACGAGCCGGTCGTCGACGAGGCGCCGGCCACCGAGCCGGCCGAGCCGGCGCCGGCCGCGCGGCCGCGCCGGCGGCGTCCGGTGTGGATGATCCCCACGCCCGACGGGCTCGTCCCGGAACACGAGCTGCGACGGGGGCGGTGACCATGCCCGGGTGGCTCACGCTCGCCGACCTGAAAGCCGAGATGGACATCGACGAGTCGGACACGCGCGACGACGAGCGCCTCGAGACTGCCCTCGAGGCAGCCGAGGTGTTCGTCGAGCGTGTGCGGCGCGGTGACTTCAACTTCGACCAGGACCCGGCGTCCGATCTGCCCGCACCGACCGCTGACGTGCGTCTCGGAACGCTCATGCTCGCCCGCCGGTGGAACACCCGCCGGCGCTCGCCCGACGGCATGGTGTCCATGTCCGAACAGGGCACGGCAACGGTCGTGGCCAACGACCCCGACATCGCCCGTCTGTTGCGGATCGGGCGGCACGCACGGGCGCGCGTCGGATGAGCGTGCAGCAGGCGGCTACCGCCCTCGAGGACGCGCTCCGCCACGTCGACGGGGCGCGGGTCTACCGCGATCCGGCGGGTGCGGTGGCGGACCCGCCGGCGTTGCTCGTGGGCCCGCCGCGGCTCACGTGGGAAGGCATATGCGGCGGGCCGACGTCGGCGACGTTCGTCGTCTACGTCATGGCGGCGATGGATGAGCGCGCGGTGTCGCGGTTGTGGGAACTGGTGCCGGTCGTGGCCGCAGCGATCGACGAGCACGTGCGCGACGCGGTCGTTACCGAGGCCAACCCCGGTGTGTTCGACGCCGGCGGCAACAACCTACCCAGCTACGAACTAACGGTGGAGGTCGCACTATGAGCGTGCACCACAGGAAGCTAAAGCAGATCGAGTTCTCGATCGACGGGACACAGTTCGAGTGCCAGGTGCAGTCGTGGAACCTCGACCCCGGTATCGGCGACGGTGAGCGCAACTACGCGTTCTGTCCCGACGGCGAGTTCATCGAGGACCCCGAGCCCGAGCCCACGCTCGAGCTGACGTTCTACGCAGACTGGAGGTCGGAGGGAATCTCGGCATTCCTGTGGGAGCACGCCGGCGAGCAGGCCGAGTTCACCCTCGACCACCACCCGGACATTCCGGCCGAGCACGTGCGGTGGACCGGTCAGGTTCGTCTGCGTCCGGGGCCGGCCGGCGGTGAGGCGCGCGAAACGGAAATGACGGAGGTGACGCTCGAGGTCGTCGGCGTCCCGGATTTCGAGCGGGTCGGCAGCGGCGACAACGGCGACGGCGGTAACGGCGGCGACAACGGAGACGAGGGTACGTTCTGATGTTCGAGTTTAAGGTGCAGCCGGTGGACGGTGGCGACGAGTACCGCGTCACCGCCGATTCCCGTGACATCTACGTGTGGGAGAAGACCGGCAAGGGCCGCTCGTTGGCGACGTTGCGCGACAACCCGACCATGGCGGCCAACTACGAGATTGCCTATCAGGCGGCCCGCCGTCAGCGGCTGTTTGTCGGCACCATGGCCGAGTTCGCCGAGCTCAACGTCTTGGACTTCACCGAGGACGGAGAGGACGAGGACCCTACCCACGGGGAAGCCTGAACCGCGCGTTAGTCGCGCTGGCGATCGAAACAGGTATTCCCCCGTCGGTGTGGGTCGAGGAGGGCGGCCCGGCGATCGCGACCGCGCTCGAGCTGTTCAGGGAACGGGCCGACGAGCAGGAACGCAGCAAGCGCAGCAGCAGGGCCCCGACCGACCGGTCGGGGCGACAGTACTCGGGGTGAAGGGCACGCGATGAGTAAGACAGCGCTCACGGTGAACATGCCCATTGAGGGCGCCCGCGAGACGCTGCGCGCGTTCCGTCGTCTCCCGAAAGAGGCATCGCAGGAGTTGCGGGACCGGTCGCAGAAGTTGTCCGAGACGCTCGCGACGCGGGCGCGGCAGGCCGCGCAGTCTGACTCGCCGCAGGCGGCGCTTATGGCGTCGACGATCAAGGCGCGCCGCGACCGTCTGCCCTCGCTACAGGTCGGCGGGTCGAAACGGGTCGGCCGGAACAAGGCGCCGGCGTACAAGATCCTGTTCGGCGCCGAGTTCGGGTCGAACAGTCTCGCGCAGTTCCGGCCGCACAACGGGCAGCAGGGGTATTGGTTCTTCCCTGTGGCCGAGAACCAGTCGGCCGACATCCGCCGCGCGTGGCAGGACGTCGCCGACGAGATCGAACGCCGGTTCACCGCCGACGACATAGGCGGTGGTAGCTGATGGCGCTCGGCGTGCGGAACATCCGCATCAGGTTCGACGGGTCGACGAAGGGTCTCGAGGACGCGACCAAGCAGGGCGAGCGGCAGCTCAGCCGGTGGGAACGTGGCTTCGAGAAGATGAACAAAGTCGCCACGGGCGTGTTGGTGGGCATGGGCGCGGCGATCGCCGGCGCGGTCACCAAGACGGCGCGGGCGGGCGACGAGATCGCCACCACGGCCCCGAAGCTCGGCGTGACCACCGACGCGTTGCAGGAAATGCGCTACTGGGCCGAGCAGAACGGCCTGTCGCAAGACAGGCTCGACCGTGCGGTCGGGCGGCTCAACCAGCGTATTGGGCGGGCGATCGACGGTAACCAGAAGTACGCCGACGCGTTCGCGAATCTCGGCGTGTCCGTTGAGGACACCAACGGCAAGGCGCGCGACACCGAGGTCGTGATGCGCGAGACCATCGCCGCCTTGCAGGGCATCGAGTCGCCGGCCGAGCGGTCCGCGGCGGCGGCCGAGGTGTTCGGCACCAAGATGGCCAGGGAGTTGATGCCGGCGCTCGAGGACGGCTCGATGTCGCTCGACGAGGCTGCGCAAAAGGCGCACGACCTGGGCATCATCATGGACGGCGACGCGATCGACGCGTCGACCAAGTTCGCCGCGGCGATGGACGATTTGAAGACTGTCGGCGCCGGCCTCATTCAGAATTTCGCGATACCGTTCCTGTCGGTGATCGCCGATAGCATCATCCCGGCGATGGAAAACCACCTTTTGCCGGTGCTGACGCAGGTCGGCGATTGGATGCGCGAGAACCCGCAGGCGATCCTGCTCGTCACGGGCACGATCGCCGGTCTCGCCGCGGCGGTCAAGGTCGCTTATATCGGATTGCGTACGTACCGGGCGGTTATGGCCGCGGCGACGATCGCGCAGACCGCGCTGAATGCTGCCATGCGCGCCAACCCGATTGGTATCGTGATTACCGCGCTCGCGGCGCTCGCGGCCGGCCTGGTGTACGCGTGGAACAACTCTGAGACGTTCCGGAACATCGTCACGGGCGCGTGGGAAGCGATCCAGCGCGCCGCGCAATGGGCTTGGAACAACGTAATTAGACCGGTGTTCGACGCTTTCCGCTCGGCGGGTAGTTCGCTCGGTTCTGCGTTCCAATCCGTCGGAAATACTATTTCGAACGTGTGGGCTAGTATTCGCAGTGGTGCCCGTAGCGCACTCAACGGCGTGATTAGCCTGCTTAACTCGGCGATCGGGGCGATAAACGGACTGATCAACGGCGTTAACCGCGTGTCCGGCGCGGTCGGTGTCCCGTCGATCCCGAACATTCCGAGCATCCCCCATCTCGCCCGCGGTGGAACGGCCCGGTCCGGTCGAATGCACCTCGTGGGCGAGGAGGGGCCCGAGCTGTTCATGCCCGGCCGAACCGGGCGCGTGGTCAACGCCGGCGCGACCGCCGACGCGCTCGGCGGCGGGCCGCAGGTCGTCGAGGTGCACGTCGAGGTCGGCGGCGAGGTTGTGCGCGTGGTGCGGCAGGAGATCGACGAGGACAACAGGCGCACCCGCCGGCGGGTCCGCGCCGGCGCTGGGGGTGCCGCGTGACGTTCACAGCGACCTATGACGACAGGCTCGGCCGGGTGCGGCTCGTCGTCGACGAGCTGCCCGACGGTGCCGAACAGGTGCGGTTCGAGCGCTCCACCGACGGGATTCGGTGGCGCACGGTGCGCGGTGGCGACGCCGTCGGGGTGTCGGCCGGCATGGCGCGGCTCGACGACTACGAGTTCGCCGGCAACGTCCCGAACACGTACCGGGCGTCGGTGCTCGGCACGACCACCGTCGACACGTTCGACCGGACGGTGTCCGACGGGTGGGGAACGGCCGACGGCGGGCAGGACTGGTCGACCACCGACGCGGCGGCGTTCGACGTCGCCGACGGGGCCGGCACGGTCGCGGTCGCCGAGGCCGGCACGGACTACTGGGCCACGCTCGACCTGATCACCGCGGACGCCGACATCACGGTCGATGTGTCGTTCAGCGAGGCGCCCGGCGACGACGCGCACGCCGCCTATCTGGGCGCGCGGTTCTACTCGCCCGACGACCACTATTTCGCGCACCTGTATTGCGTGGACACCATCGTGCAACTGTCGATTGGGCATGTGGCCGGCGGCGACCTGCCGATGCCCGAGTCGTATCTCGCGCCCTACGACCCGCAGGACGAGTCCGAGTTTCGCGTGCGGTTCGCGGTCGTCGGCGACACGCTGCGCGGCAAGGTGTGGCTACAGGGCGAGGACGAGCCGGCCGAGTGGCAGGTCGAGACCACCGACACCGTCCACACCGAACCGGGCCCGGTCGCGCTCGGCGGCGCGCGGGGCGAGGGTACGAGCGACAGCGTGGTGGTGTCGTTCGCCGACCTGTCGGTGCGGCACGAGTCCGACCCGCTGATCGTCTCGACCCAGACCACCGACATCACCCCGCCACTGTCGACGGTGTGGATCAAGAACATTGCGCGCCCGTTCCTGAACCGGCAAGTGACGGTGACCGATTGGTCGGCGATCTCGCGGCCGGCGCGGGGTGGCACGTTCGAGGTCGTCGGCCGCACGATGCCGGTCGCGGTGACCGACGTGCGCGGCTCGCGCCGCTATGAGCTGACGATCACGTTCCCGAACCCGCACGACGCCGACGATTTCGACACCGTCATGTCGTCGGGCGACCCGGTGTTCGTGCACGTGCCGTCCGGGCCCGACTGCCTCGTGCCCCGCAGCATGTACGCCGTCGTGGGCGAGTACGAGATCGACCGGCGCACCCCGCGCGCCCGCCGGCGGTACGTCACCCTCCCACTGACCGAGGTCGCCGCGCCGGCCCCGTCGATCGTCGGCGCCACCGTAACGTGGCAGTCCATCGTGGACACGTTCGCCACGTGGGACGAGCTGATCGACGTCGAGGACACATGGGAATCGGTGGCCGAGCGTATCGGCGACCCCGACGAGGTGATCGTGCCGTGAGGCCGGTGTCGGATGCGTTTCTCGACGCGGTGCGCGGGTCGCACCGCATGTGCGCCCGCGCCCGCGTGTGCCCGCCCGGGCAGACCGGCGTCGACCCCGACGGCGTCGAAATCCCGATCGTGGCCGGGCAGGTCGAGCAGGACTCGACCGCGGACGTGCGCGCCACCGTCGACCTGACGACCGACGGGTCGTCGTGGACTGCGCGCGTGGGCGACATGCTCACCCCCTACGGTAACGAGCTGTTCGTCGAGCGCGGGATCGTGTTCGGCAACGGTGATCGCGAGTGGGTGTCGCAGGGTTTCTTCCGGATCGAGTCCGTCGAGCAGGACGATGCGCCGCGCGGCCGGGTGCGTGTCGCGGGGTCGGACCGTATGGCCGGCATTATCGACGCCCGTCCGTTGTGGCCTATGCAGTTCGGCGGCGGCTCGACCGTCGAGTCGGTGTTCGATTTCCTGGTGCGGGACGTCTACCCCGACGCCGAGATCGTGTTCGACTTCGACGCGTCGGTGACGCTGCGCTCGGCGCACGTGGTCGAGGACGACCGGTACGGGTTCCTGGCCGACCTCGCCGACGCTCACGGCAAGGTCATGTATTGGGATCACGAGGGCCGGTTGCGGGTCGAGTCGCCCCCGCCGGCTGACGTGCCGGTCGTCGAGGTCGACTATGGCGAGCGCGGCGTCATGGTGTCCATGTCCCGCGCGCTGAACCGAGACGGCGTGTACAACGCCGTAGTTGCGCGCGGCGAGGAGGTCGGCGAGCTGCCGCCGGTGTCGGCGGCCGCCTACGACATGGACCCCGATTCGCCGACCTACTGGGAGGGCCCGTTCGGGCACGTGCCGCGGTTCTACGCGTCGTCGTTCGTGACCACGGTGCAGCAGGCGCGCGACGCGGCACAGTCGATGCTCGAGCGCTCGACCGGCCTGCCGCACGAAATGGATCTGACCGCGGTGCCGAATCCGGCGTTGCAGGTGCTCGACCCGGTGCGCGTGGTGTCGCCGGCCGGTGACGAGGGGGTTCACGTGCTCGAGTCGATCAGTCTCGGCCTGCTCGCCGACGGTGGCATGTCCGCGACGACGAAACTCAAACGACGAGGTGACAGCAATGGCTAGAGACATGGCGTCGGTGCTCGTGCCGCGGCTCGAGCAGGCCGCGCAATCGTCCGATGTGGGCTGGCATACGGGCGTGATCCAGTCGTGGGACGAAATCACCGGGCTCAACACGGTGGAGATCGCCGGCACGGTGTTCAACAACGTGCTGGTGTTGTCGACGGGCGCGCCGCAGGCGTACGTGCCGGGCGACGTGGTGATCGTCCTCCGGATGCGCACGCAGTACTTCATTATGGGCAAGGTGCGCGAACCGGGATATGGCGCCGGCGAGCGCATCGCGTCGGACCGGGTGCCCCATTGGCAGCAGATCTGGAGCGACTCTTACACGCAGGCTGAGGCGCCCGGACCAGAGGTCACCGTCTATATCGGTTCGTCCCGGCGCGCGCTCGTCATCCACAGTTTCGAGGCGGTGGTCTCCGGCGACGTCGTCATCACACAGTGGGGGCGAATCGACCAGGCTGTGCAGATCACCGGAGCGTCGAGCCGGCCGCCAGGCACGGCCGTCACTAACGCGTGGTTGAAGGGCGTGGGCGGTATCGAGTCGACTGTCTCGGCCACGACGTTGGTCACTGCTGCGGATGGGCTGGAGCAGGGGCAGAACACGTTCAGTTGTCTCTACCGGTCCGATCGGTCGCCTAATCAAACGACGTCGATCAACAACCGCGTTTTGACCGTTATCCCATTCTAGGAAGGAACCAGCTATGCCTGTACAGAACCCGGAAATCAACGAGCCGAAGTATACCGCGATTCAGTGGAACGGAGACAACGCCGACGAGGTACAGGCCGCGCTCGGCGGGGCGGGATTCGCGCGGTACCACGTGTGTTACGAGGCGTCCCCCGAGTCGTCCCAGGGGCCGAGCTTGTTTCTCGTCCCGTCGTCCTTTGTAGAGCCTGAATTTCTTCGGGTGAGTCCCGGCGGGTGGATTGTGAGTGCGCCGTATTACGCCGAGGAACACCGGGACTCGATCGGGATGCAGTTCGAAATCATGTCGGACGCCGATTACCAGGCGAAGTTCGGGGAACCGGAAGAGGAGGTGTTCCCCTGATGCCCAGCACACCGAACTACGGGTTTCCGTATCCCGATCTGACCGACCCGCCCGACGGGCCGGCCAGATGGGCGCGCTCGCGAACGCAGTCGACGACCAGCTCGAGGCCGCGCAGACCGAGAACCGGCAGGCGCGCGAGCTGTTGATCCCGTACGCCGACACCATCGCGCTACCGCAGGTGCGGAACCCGACGCGCGCCACCTACAACGATTGGGGAGGCCTGATCACGTTCCCCAACCCGGGCGGCCCCGTCCTGATCATGGCGTGGGGGTCCGGGAACGCGACCAACGACGACGCGGGGTCGCAGTTCCGCATGCGTATCGGTATTTCCACAGACGGCGGCTCGTCCTACGCGTGGGGCAGCCCGGCGGTCGACCAGTCCGGCGGCGGGGCAAGCACCCGCCGCGCCGGTTTCTCGCCTATCCACATGTTGTCCACGTCGGACCCGGCCGCCGGAATCACCGTGCGCGCCCAGAACTATTGGACCGACTCGAGCAACACGGCTACCGACTTGTCGTTCGACAACGGCCGGATTATCGCGCTCGTGATCCCGCAGGGGTGAGACATGACCACGGCAGGCGAAGGGATGTCTGAACGACTCGCCCGCATAGAGACCAAGCTCGACGCGCTGATCGACCAGCGCACCGACCATGAACAACGGCTGCGCAAGCTCGAGCGGTGGGCGTTGATCGTCGCCGTCGGGGCCGGCGCTGGCGGCGGCACGGTCGCGCAACTCGTGCCCGCGATCGGAGGGTGACATATGGCGTGGCTTCACCAGCTCGCAGACGTAGCGCGCCGTACCGGATTCCCCGTCGTGGAAGAAAACGGCTGGAGAAACCGAGGCCACGGCGGCATGGGCAAGGTGCGATCAGTCATCGCCCACCACGACGCCGCACGCCACGACCCCGGCACGTTCAACACCGTGATCCGCGACGGACACAGCAAGCTCGCCGGCCCGTTGTCGCACTACGCGCTGCGGCGCGACGGCACGATCCACGTCGTCGCGGCCGGCCGCTGCTGGCACGCCGGCGCGAACATCAACCCGCTGATCTACGGCAACAAGCACGCGATCGGGATCGAGGCCGGTAACGACGGCGTCGGCGAGCCGTGGCCACGCCGCCAGCTCGAGGCGTACGAGGCATTGTGCGCGCGAGCTGGTGCGCGAGTTCGGCAAGCCACCGAAGCGCGTCCGCGGACACAAGGAGATCGCGCCGGCGCGGAAGATCGACCCCCACGGGATCAACATGCACATGTTCCGGAACCGGGTCGCTGACTACCTGGCGAGGGGCAACACCGATAGTGAGGAGATTGCAGTGCACGTACCCATGGACCCGGGCGGGACGCTCCGCCCCGGCGGTGCCGACGGCGTCGCGTGGCGCGCCGTTCCCGTGCCGTTCGTCGGCCGGGAACGCGAGCTGCTGATCAGCCCCGGCGAGGGCGAAGCGGCCGGCGTGCACATCGACACGATCAACACGTGGAAGACGATCAACGCCAACCAGGCGGCCGCGCGGTGGGGCGCGTCGACGTCCAACCCCGGCGGGGTCGGTCCGCTCGGCCGGAACATGTGGGTGCACCGGCACGCTTCGCTGCGCCTGGTGATCCCGCCCGACGTCGGCAAGATCGACGTTGGCTACGCGTCCGACACGTCGTGGTCGCTGACCGTGGCGCCGATCTGATGGAGGGCAAGCCCATGTCTGATCGCCTCACCTCGTGGGTGCGCACCGTCGTGCCCGCACTGTGGGCCGCGCTCGTGGCGTGGTTCGTCGGGCTCGGCCTGCCTGCCGAGTTCGCCGACACGCTCGGCGGGCTCGCCGATGAACTGATCGTCCCGGCCGCCCTCGCCGGCGTGTACGCGCTCGTGCGCTGGGTTGAGCCGCGGCTGCCGCAGTGGCTCGCCCGGCTGCTGCTCGGCTCGAGCCGGCCGCCGGCCTACTGACCAACAACGGGGACAGCCCCCGCACTCCCGGGGCTGGGGGTGCGGGGGCTGTCTCGGTGTGTCATCGGGGGTTGCTGAAACCCCAGTTCGCCAGGGCCTGCCGGATGAAGTCGGCGCCGATCTCTTGCGACTCGTCGACACGGCCGCGCACGCGGGCCGGTCGGTCGTCGGGCTGATCGACTACCCGATGCCGCTCGGCGTGCGGATGCTTCCACGAGGCGCCGCAACCGTTCGGGCAGTCCATCTCGATCGTGCGCAGAACCGACCCATCCGGCGAGGGCTGCTGCCACGACATCGTGCCCGTGCCCTGGCACAGGTCGCAGGTTTCGTCAGCCGGCGACTTCGCCAATTCCCCCGCAGGTCCCAC